AGCGTGCAGTTACCCGACACGCTTTTCCGCAACGCCGGCAGCTGAACGGTGTTATAGATGCGCTGCTCGGCCTGTTTGATGAACGTATCAACCTGTTCCTTTTGGGTAAAGGTAACAGTCCCGGTGCCGGCAGAGTCCGTCCAAGTTGTGCCAGGGAAATCGTTTTCAACGTATCCCTTGATTGTCTCAAACAGGGTCGAGTAGTTCATATCACCCCATCTTCTGACTATTGCTGTTGCCGCGCGTCGTGTTCTTGGTGCCGCGCGTGCGCATCGTTTGCGTGTTGGCAACGTTATTTGGGTAGCCGTTCTCTCCCATCGTATCCGTGTATCCCTTGGGCTGAGTGTATTTGCCGATGGGATCTTTGGTGTCCGGCGAGAAGAAATGGAACTTGTCGTTGGCTTTGCTCATCATTTCGCTCCTGTTTTGCGATAGGTGAAGCTGGGAACCTTTTGGTTCGCAACTTTAGCCATGCCTCGTCCAAGCTGTTTTCGCTGCAACGAAGTAACGCCGCCTTTTGCATAACCTTTCCCGTGCATCCGACCTTCGTGTCCCTTGACTTCTGCCTTGGCAATGCTCTTTACCTTTTTGACATCGCCGCCTGAAAGATACTTGTTCATCTTACCTCCTAAGTGGTTGTGACCGACACCGATCCGACAGAACCAGTAGCCTGTAGATTATCCTGCAATCCAACGATTTGTAATGGGTTGTTCAGCCCAACTGGATTCCACCCCCACTGGATGATTCGGCTGCCACCCTCCGGCTGGCCGAACGCATACGGATCCGCCGTGGGGAGCGTCAGCGGCTGCGTTTGCAGGCCATTCAGTCCCGACTGAAGGTAACTTGTGTCCGGCCTCGGGTTGCGTAGCGCCTGAGGGTCGTCCACCGGATACATCCCAAGCTGGAGCTGCGGCTGATCGGGTTCCCAGCACGTTGGGCACACCAGCAGGTTGACATTCTTGGTTTTGACAACCAATGTTCTCAATTGCTTTAGCTGATAGCGGAACCCACATCGGTCGCACTCCGAAATTGCGTATTTGCCAGATGCAAACCTGTTTGGCATAGCAGCCTCAGATGAACATCTGTCGCGGCGCTATCCGCAAGGCCGCCTTCTCTCGATCTTCCGAAGAAGCCAGCAACCACTGCTCTTCATAGTCCAGTTTCAGCCGGTCTACCCGGCCCTGCCCCTCCGGGATCTTCATGGCAATGTAGTACGCCAGCCCCGACACCAGGCACGGCATCAATCTGAACGGGATGTCTTGGTTGTCGCGGCCATTGCCGGCATCATCAATACGTCGTAGCCGCCAATAGACAAACGTATAGAAGTTGCTCTGGTCAGGCGACGGCCAAACATTGATGCAAGGCAAGTTGTTAAGAGATACCGCTGCACCCGATGAGTGGCCCGCAGCTGTGGTGCCGTTTTGCCCACGAATGCACCCGGTTAGTGTCACACCGCTGATGCCAGTATATTGAATAGTTTCACTTCCAATATTGACAAACCCAACCTGCGGAAGCGCCGTAGGGGCTGCGCTTAACGTAATCGTAGTGTCGCCCGCCAACAGATTGCCACTCAACGTAAGCCCTGTCTCTGATACCGTCCCTGACTGGCGGTTGATCCACACTTGAATCGGGCGGCCCTGAGCGTTTTTGTTCGGGATTGTCGCGTAGGTGGAAACAGAAATCCGAGTGATGTTGATGTCGGTCTGTCCGATGCCTGTTTGCGTTCTGACTACTTGGTCTAGCAGATCAATCGTATCAACCGGAAAGTTGTACGCAATCTGTGCTTGGTTCAGTGCAATCTGCCCCTGCTCAATCGTCCAGAGGTTTATCCCGCGATTGGCCCACTCGATGGTCAGCAGGTTCAAGCTCCGACGGGCTGTCCTGACGTTGTAGCCCGACCGAATCTCGCCACCCGCTCGCTCGAAAGCCTCCTCCATCAAATTGGCTAGGTCGAGGTTGAATAACGTGGTTCCGGTCGTTGTCATGCTGATTTCCTGATGGCGCGCTGATTTTGTTTTTCCGTCTTTTCTCTTTGCGCAGGTGGTTGGCCATTACCGAAAGGCAGCTGTCTTCTTGGCAATGCGATTGGGTTGCGCAACGAATTGCTGGCCCTTGGCTTTGCCAGCCCGCTTTGCCCTGGTCGTCGCCGCATATTCCGCCGGCGTCAGAGACTTGATGGCCGCCTCAGGCAAATACCTTTCGCCCGTCTTCGACGACGGTTTACCAGACTTTGTACGCCATTTCTGCGCAGTCCAGTCTTTAAGCGACTGCTGAGGAGATTTCACTCAAAATCCTCTTCGATCAACCCAGCTTCTTCTAGCTCAAGCTCTGCCTGTATTTCCTCTGCGTCACAAGTACACGGGCCTTCGTCATGAACGGCGCACCAGTCCGTACATTTGACCGAGATGGATCTGTTTGTAACCGTCGTTTTGATTCTCAACGCTTCTATATCAATCACGATACCCACCTCCCTTGGCCTTGTATTGCTTTGCCAATAGCTGCGCTTTTCTCGCGCTCCATTGCCCTGCCGCAGTCCCTTGTGTCGCCTGTCCTTTGATGCGGTTAAAAAGCGCTTTCCGCATACCGGGCTTGGTGTAGTTGCCGGCCTCGTTAACACGGCTCACCTTTCCGCCCTCGGCGTACTCGGTGAAGTCTGTGTCATCGCGTCGCTTGCGGCGCTCTGGAACTTTGGATGGGTTGATTGCGCCCATCCCGCGACTGGGCATCATGTCAGCAGTACCGTTTAGCCATGCCGCCCTTGGCCATCTTGCCCTTGCCATCAGCAGCAAATGCCGGAACCATCTTGCCGCCTTTGTTGACCATGGCCATGCCGCCAGCTGCCATTTTTACCATGGAGCCTTTGGTCTTGCCTTTCATGGCAACGCCATCGGCAGTTTTGTGACCCATGGCCAGGCCGCCAGCCTTCATACCCATGTTGCCCATTTGTTTGGGATTGGGCAGGCGCTTCGGGATGCCGCCCGCTTCCATGCCGGCCTCCGCCATTTCGTGGCGAACCATTGATTTGGGGGCGCCCTTCTTTTTCATGAAGGACAGTTCCTTTTTCATCATCGCTTTAGACTCTTTCATTTCTCCACCTTTGGAAAAGGTCATGCCTTTGTTAGATTTGCCAAACTCTTTCGGTACGGAGCTCTTCTTGGCCGGGCGCTTTGACATTGCATAGCCGCCCTGCTCAACTGACTTGCCGCCAGTTGACCAATTGCCAAGCGATAGCTTCTTCACAGCATCTTGCCTTTAGTCTTGCCGCGCTGGGCGCACCCATCGGCGCGCTTGGATGCGGATCCGCCGTGCTTAAACGACGTGGTGCGCGACTGCTCATAAGCAGACTTGGCGTCTTTGATCATCTTTGGGGGCATCGTCATGTTACGCATTTGGGTTCCTTTGCATCAGATTGTCAATCTTCTGTTCTAGCTTGTTAAACCGCTGATCAATGTGCTGAGAAATTCGATTGATCTCATCGTTTGTGATGTTGTCTCGCGCAATCTCTTCTCTGGTTCGGTTAAGAAGAATTTGCACTCTCTGCAACTCATCCCACATCACTTTCAATAGCCACAGCACCAGGCCAGAGACAAATGAAAGGATGACATTCCATAGCATCATTTCCATCTCAACACTTCCACTTGCGCAGCGCCTTATTGATACGGCTGTTTGGATCGTTAGCCGTCTTCGCGGATGTCAGCTTGCTCTTCATCCCGGACATCCTCGCGCAAAACGATTTCTTCCTGGCGCCACCCTCGGGCTGCGGAGCTTTCAACCCCGGCTTCCCCGGATTGGCTTTGTTGTACGAAGCGCGCCCTTTGGCATTCAAACCACCAGAGGGACTCTTTCCTTCTGATCGTTGCCATGCTGGGGTCTTTGCCATTAAGCCACCCGTTTGCTCTCAATGGGGTTGATCATTGGGTACAGCACATCTCGCCCAAAGTCACCCTCGTATTCCTGCACGCCCATGTGGCCAAGTTTGATCGTCGGGTCAACCCAAATTTCGTACCCGATTGCACGCGCTCGGTCGCAGAACAAATAGTCTTCGCCCATGTAGCCTTCCTCGGTTACAAGGAAATCAAACACGGCATTAAGCAACTTGTCGGTGTTGTGATCGTGATAGTTCCACTGGGGGTTTTCGTTGACTAGGCGCTCAAAGACTTCGCGGCGAACCAGCATAAAAGCGGTAGCAATGCGCTTGGCACGCACCAGGCCCATGCGGTTCATTGTTACCCCTTCTTCGTCCTGATCTAGCTGCGCGATATACACTTTGTCCGTTTTTCTGGTGCGTGGCACGCCGCCTACAATCCCTTTCTTGGGATCGGTAGCCCAGGCCATAAGGCGCAACACTGAATCCGGCTCAAAGTTGATGTCTGCGTCAATGAACATCAGGTCTGTGCTGTCTGTGTCCAGAAAGTCTCGCACTAGTAAATTACGGGCGCGAGACACCACGGAACATCCGCAGATGCTGCCTATGCTCAGGTCAACCCCATGCTGCGGCAGCTGCTGGGCTAACCTTGCCAGCGATACCGCCAACTTGAGGCTGACCTTGAAGTCATAGGCGGGCAGAGCCACAAATAACTTGCGACCTGCGAGGCTGTAGCTCTGCTCACTTTGCATAAATCACCCGTAAAACAACACAACCGACGCTACGTTTGAAACCGTGCCATGCACATCTGTTTCAAACAACAAGCCTTGGCCGGGAATTAGCAATTGTGTTGGCTGGGTCGCCGACGCAACGGTGTTAATAACAACCACCGTTGTGCCGCCCGACCCGCCGTCTTTGAGTGTGACGCTACCAGCCGTCCCCGTTGGGATCAGGTAAATCGCCTTAACCCGAACACGACCAAGATTGTTCGTGTTCTGGTCTTTGAAATTACCCGTGCTGGTCAGCGCCGCGCTGGCTTTGACATCGGTTTGCATAGCCATGTTGGCCCCCTAATCAGGAGTCGGCAAACGGAGTCGCAACCGAACCAGAGCCTACCGCTACGCCAGTTACCATGTACTTGAGTGCAGCCAACGCAACAATTTGCACCCACGTTCCCGCAACTCCGCCCGTAGTGCTGCCGTTGAAGTTGATGAAATCGTTGGTTGCACCCGCGCCAAAGCCACGGGTTGCGTCAGTTGAGTCGCTATCAATGGACAGGACATAACCGACAAACTTGTCAGTGCCGTCTGTGCCAATCTTCAGCGAACTAGTCGAAATGGTTGCGGGCACCCAAATGGTGTACACAACGCCTTCGTTGTTGGGATTGTTAGGGTCGGAACCTGGGCCGGCAGCACTTGCGTCGGCAGAGGTATTGATGGTGGGAAGCGTCAGAACGACGTTTGCCGCAAGCGACCCGCCAACAGTAATAATGCGTCCGCCATGATCGACGGGGTTGAGCGTTGCGCTAGCGGTGATGTTAATCACCGCGCCTGGGCCTTGTTGATAAAAGCCTCCAAGCGAGCGCACTGGCCCCTGGAAAGTGGTCTGAGCCATGACTATCCTTTCGTGTTGTAGCACATCCCCGTACAGTCTCTACAAAGTCTGCTAGGTCAGTCTGTACGAGTTCAATTCCTAGATAACCTGATCATAAAACAAAAAGGGGGGCTTTGACACCCCCCTTTTCTTTACGCGCCAGGCGAGCCGAACACGCCAAGCGGATCCGACCATCCGAAGCTGTAACGCTCACGGGCCTTGTAACGAACGTTGCCGGTGTCAAAATCACCGTCCATCGACGTTGCAAGAGGAGTGCGAACGAAATGCTTCAGGCCATTCGGAACATCGGTGGTCAGGAACCAGGCGTCGGTATCGGTCAGGAAGTTGTTGACCGTATACCCTTCCGGGATCGAGCCGTTGTTCTTGATGGCATTGATGTCGTTATCAGCGGTGCCGACACGGAGTTCCGTTTCGAGCAGTCGCGTGGCAACAAACATCAGGTTGGGCGGAACCACGAGCTTGCGCGGCTTGGCAGCAATCAGCAGACCACGCTCATCCGTCCACGCCGCAATCTGAATGACAGCCGCCTCAAGGGAGGTTTCATTCAAATCCGCCGGGGTCGAAGGTTCGTTGGAGTTGGTGCCACCGGACACAATCGGGTGAGCCGTCGAGAACAGTTCGACACCATCGCCACCTTTGTAGGTAGACGAGAAGCCGTTGTTCAGGATGGCCGCCGCTTTGGTCTGCTTGGTGTACGCCATAGCGCGAGCCAGCGCCTTGGTATAGCGCGACGACAGAGTGTCATAGAGGTTGTCCTCAATGGCCTCTTCCGTCAGGCTGAAACCCAGGGCAATGGTTTCGTGGTTATAGCGAGCCGTCCACGCCTCTTGGCCGTTATCGTAGGCAATCGCACTGCCTTCGTTCTTCACCGGAGCGGCGGAGAAGCCTGACAGTTTGGTTTCCTCTTCAAACGAACGCTCGGAGGTTTCCGTTTCAAAAATCTCCTTGTGCTGCTCGCCGTAGGTCTTGTACTCAAGACCAAACAAAGCGTTCAGGCCTGGGAGAAGCTCTTTCAATAGTTGTGCGCGTGAAATAGCCATTTGTTAGCTCCTTATACGCCAGTTGCGTTGTCATACTGGTGCATACCGGCGTTCCACTTCACAATAACTTCAGTGTAGGAGCCAGGATAGCCAGCAATGGCCGTTTCGGGAACCACATCAATGACACGAACCGGGAAAGTGCTGGTCGTGGCAGTGGTGGAACTGACAGCAACTTTGGAGTTGCCATTGGTGGTGCTTCCCGCGTTTTGAACCAGCACTGCGTTGTTACCAACGGCGGTGCGGTTCACATAGCTAATAGTCGTCGTAGCCGACACCACAGCAACCTTAAACAGCGCGCTGGGATCGTCTTCAACATAAGCCATGATGTCAGAAGCAACAGTGCTTGCCGGGTAATACTGACGAAACACCTTGCCAAACGTGGCGTCGGTGTACGAGCATCCCATGAAAACACCAACCGGGGTGGCGGCGTCAGTGCCAGTGTCTTTCGACAGAGTGCCATCGCTGCCCAGCTTTACCACATCACCAAAGAAGATGTTGGTGGCAGAACCGGAATTGATAGGAATCTGGCGAGTCGCACCGGCAAACACCTGACCGCCGATCAAATTGATCGGAATCAGCCCGTAAGGGGCATCAACTGATGGGTAAGCCATTTAAGGACTCCTTGGATTAACGACCTTGACCAAACGATGTCGTAGATTTCTTCTCTTTGAACAGAGGCATCCGGGCATCGCTTTCTCTCATGAAATTGTTGTCTACAGCGTCCATGTTGTCCTTGGCAACCTTAGCGTAATACGCTGCGCGTTGTTCCACGAACTCTTCTGGCATTTTGCAGAGCAACAAACCTGCAATTTCTACGTTGTCTTTGAAGCGACTATTGGGATCAACAAGCATTTGAAACTGAGGCTGTTCTTCAACACGAACAGGCTCCCAGCCTTCTCGGAACTTGGCGGATACGTTTTTGGCATCGCTTTGTCCAAGTGCTGCAATCCTAATCCACCGATACTGGTATCCAGGCTGCCTATCCGGCTGCGGAAGCGTTTCGGGACGATTCCACTGCTTGGGCCGCTCAGATGCGCTTCGATTTTGAATTTCGCGTGCAAGTCTATTTTCAGCCATTTTGGCTCTCCAGTTTTAACACTTCACGAGCATAGCGTTCAGGCGTGATGCCAAACTTCTTGGCTAATCTCACCTGCGTTTCTGTCAACACAACCTTTTTGGGGGCCGTGCTTCGTGATGCCGGAGCAACCACGGTGGCAGGTTTGCTTGCGCCTCGACTGGGCTTGCCGCCCCCAGTCTGCGTATCTGGGAACTCTTCCGGGAACCTGTCGCGCATTGTTTTGTCAATACGCGCATAGTATTCGTCGGTTGTTGCATAGGCTTGCCCATGCTGTTCCACTAAGTCTTCGTGCAGTCCAAGCGCCAGCGCTGTCATCGGACGGTTTTTCCCAAACCACTGATTTCGCTCTTGCCACGAAACCGCTTTGGAATCCCGTTGAATAACTGGTTTGTCCTGCTCAAGTTGCGTATTTACCTCAGACTCGGGTTTTTGTAAAGGGGTTTTAATCCTTTCCGCCTGAGCGGCCTTCATTTGCGCGGAGTTTAGCGCCTGTTGCGCCTCTAATACGCGGTCTGAGTCTCCTGACTCAAATGCTTCTTTATAAGCAGACTGAGCGTCTTTGAGCTGCCTGGCCGCTTGTTCTTTGAACGTTGCAATCAGTGCAGTTTCAGAGTGCGTTGTCTTGGCTTTCAGCTTTTGATTCTCTTCAATCAACCGCTTGGCCGCACCAATTGCTTCTTGGCGCTCTCGATCCGCTTCTTCCTTGGCGCGGCGCTCGTCATGCCACGCTTTTTTCATCTGCTTTAGGCGGATTTTGACCTTTTCCGAGTAGTCCTCTAAGTCATCATCCTCAAGTTCCTTCACCAAGTCTTCTGGGAGGGGTTCGCGTCCACGATCTTCTTCTGGCGTGTCATCTTGAACAGCCACTTCAATGACATCATCATCAATGTCAACGGCAACTTCGTTGTCCTTCTTGGGTACGGTAGACATAACCACTCCTATTTGCGAGATATGCCGCGAGGATCTTCTACAACCCCCTCGACGCTATCGTCGTTGATGATTCGGAACTCCCGGCCATGGATCTTCAGTCTTGATCCGGCGTGGGGCCGGACAAGAACGAAGTCCCCTTCTTTGCACCAAGGGCCACTTGGAAAACGGGACGGGTCTTTGTAGCAATCGGGGCCGAGCTTGACGACAAACAGCACCGTCGTTAGCAGCTCCTCATGCAACATTGTGATGTCGGCTTTGATGATGCCGTTATCAAATGAGTCTTCGATCTCTGGAATAGCGCAAAGGATGCGATAGCCCGATGGATCTGGCAGCTGTCTTGCCTTTTGTTCTGCGGTGTCAGGCAGTACCGTTGTTGCTCCTGGGTCATCGGGGTTTGTGCCGATCAGGATAGTCATTCGATTTCCTCGTATCGTTCTGCTGTGTCAGCAATGATTGAGTTGGCAATCATCAACCCGCGAATCATCCCTACCGCGTGTTTGTAATCACCAAAGTCTTTAGCCTTACCTAATGTCAAATCGTCTGAAATGACTTGCACCTCCTCTTGTAGTTTCTTGGACAACATCTTCAACACATCAACGCTCATTGACCTCTCCTCATAGACGCACCGATCTTCATGCCTTCAATCTGCTCTTTTGCGGCAAGCTCATCTTTGGATTTTTGGATCTCAAAGCCGAGCTTCATCCCTTCAATCTCTTCTGCCGATTGAAGTTTTTCCATGTCCATTTGTTGTTTGGTTTGAATGGCCGCCATGGCTGCGCGCTCTTGTGATGCGACGCGCTCCTGTTCAATCTGCAACTGCTGCATCCGCATCTGAGCGTCTTGCTGATCCTTTTGCGCTTTCCTTTGAACGTCTTGCGCTTTGATCTGCAATTCTTGCATCTGCATCTGGATGATTGGATCTTGTGCTTGTTGTTGCGCCTGTTGCTGCTGAGCGTTAGCCTGGTTTTGCATCAAAAGCTGCTGAGAGGCTTGCGCCACCATCCGTGACAGCGCGGCTTCAAACTCCTCGGGCAACGGTTCCTCTGCGTCCGGGGGAGGTAGTGCCGCACCCACCTGTTGCTCGATCATGTTGCGATACAAGAATGCGTAGTGCTCTGCAATATGAGCTTGTAACGCCGCCATCATTTGTTGCGCTTGCGGATTTTGGCCAATCATTTGCGCTGTCATGGGGTCTTGCATAAATGACTGGTGCGTGGTGACGTGCGCCTGGTGATCCTGATACGCAAATGCCTTCAATGGCTTCATCCTCACCACATCCATATTCTCTGTGATGGGGTCTTTGGGTTTGTTGTCTTCTTCTAGCTTGACGAGCTTGGATGCGTTTTTGATCCCCAACACCTCAAGCATTTGTCTATGCAACTGTGCCAAGTCATAGAGCTGCGGAGCAGACGCCGCTAGTTGCAAGGCAGCCTGGTATTGCACAACCTTCTGGCTCATGGTGGCTGCGTTGGGATCAGACACCGGAATGACATCTACCCGGTCATAGTCCGATCTTTTAGCGCGCCTATCGCCATCCTCAGGTTGATAGTTATATTCTTCTGGGGTGTAGTCCCTGATAATCCCTTTGAGTAACTTGAACTCCTGCCGCATGGAGTAGTGGATCCGGGCTTGAACGGCGCTCATGATCTTGAGCGTTCTCTCCAAGATGGCCAGCGTTGTGCCCACAGGAGATTGCGCAGACATATCACTGATCTTTAAGTCCGCAGCCGACGCAAATCGTCTGCCTTCATCAATGATCTTGTCCATCAATCCAGCCAACACCTGGCTTGGCTCCTTATAGGGGAGCGCCATGATGTTGTCTTTAATTGTCCCGGAGGCTACGTCTACATCCCTGAACTCCGCCGGCGCAATGGGGGTGTCGTCACCTTTGACCCGAAGACCTTTGGTCTTAAACCCGCCTGGAAGATTGGAAAGCGTCCCCGCATCTACCAGCTGGCGGATCAGGGATGTCCCTGCTTTTGAGTACGCGCCAATAAGATGGATCAATCCAAAGCAATAGAACCCAAACCCAGGAACGTAGCCGTAGTGGACAAAGTGCTGACGCTTTAATTTCAGATCGTCGTCTTCGTTCCAGTTCCGCCTAATGGACAAGATAGATGAACTGTGTTTCTCAATCGTGACCACATATGGCAAACCGATGCCTGTTTGCTCGCCATCAACCTCGTCTTCGTAACCCGGCAGGTCTAAGGTGACGTGCATCTCCAATATCTTGTAGCGGTCGTCGCTACTTGCACGAAAACCCATTCGTTCGGCAATTTTCTTCTCAACATCATCAAACGTATCGGTGGGTTCACCTAAGTCTATGTCTCTATAGAACCCGCTGACCTGTAGCTTGCGCATCTCATTTTCAGTCTTCCTCATCACATGGGTGACGCGCTCTGCGGTTTCCAGGCTAGATGCCCCATACGGAACAACAATATCTTCCGCCGGTACAAAAATAGCCACTTGCCGACCAAGACTTGGGTCGTAGTAGACCTTCTTAAACGCATTGCCCGCCAGGCCTAGACCCCACAAAAGTCGTTCATGTTCTGGCCGATATTCGGGCATTTTTTCGGTTAGTTGATAGTTCATGTCCTCCTTAACGCGAGTTGCCGCGTCGCGGGTTTCGCTATCTTCTTTACCAATCACCTGTGTCTTAACCGGGCCTTGAGCGGGAAAAGTCTCCATGATGGTTTCAGACTGAAACTTAACTAGCGCCTCTGCCAGTAAGGGGTGATACACCCCGCACGCACCCGGCCAGGGCTCTGTCCTGTCTTCAAGTTTCATCCCTAACAACTGAATCCCATCTACATACGTCTGAATCCAGTCCTTCCTACTATCTACATCTGACTGATAGTCCGCCAAAAGATCCGATGCAAGACCTGCCAAGGTGTCGCTTGGCATACTCTCAGCCAGGTTCTCAGAAAAGTCTTCCTCAACTTCAAAATCCAGCTCTATCCCATTGATAGATACCGACTCGGGATCCACAATTTCAATCTCTATCGGCTCGCCTTCCTCTAACACCGCCAAACCCATAGGGGCTTGATTGATTGCTTTGTCAATGTCCATGTTGATCCTTAGTAGTAAACGGGCTTTCTTCGGAAAGGCTTCGTATCTTCTTCTTCATCTAAGTCCGCCGTGACGTAGCCGCCTTTTCGGAAACGCATCAATGCTAGTGAAACTGTGTCCACATAGTCATCATTTTCCCCAGATGGAAAAGAGGCAACTTCGTCAATCACTTCTTCAGCCCAATGCGCGTTAGGCGCCCAGACTCTTCCTGATGCAAAGAGGTCGGACACCGCGTTCAGTCTCGTGATCTTATCGTTACCCCGCACGGGGGTAAATTCCTGCACCGGAATGCCCATGGCCCGGAGCTCGTAAATCAATGGTGCTCCAGATGCCTTTTTCTCAATGATTGTGCTGTCCGGCTCCCAGTCTTTGGTCAACCGCAACACCATTTTCTTCAGTTCCGGGAACTCCACCCTGTCTCGTACAGCATTCAACAAGATGATATTGGCCCTCTCTTCCCCGTATTCGTTGGGATGGTTGAACACCCCCCATATCGTACAGGCCGAGTAGTCTGCCCTGTTGGATTTCTCAAACGCGGTATCCCATGCCATCAGGGTAAAGTGACAATAAGGGGGGTCATCCGCCTCCCATATCTTCCACCACTCTCTTTTTACTAACGCTGCGCTCTCAGAAGTGGGACTTTGTTGATACTGAGCTTGCCATTTCGAGTTCGGGAGCTCCGCTTTAAGCGCCAAAAGCTCGTTTAATGACCAAAACTCCGGCCACAAAGGCTTGTCTGAGGGCAAAATCGCAGGAAACTCAA